CATTTCATCGTATGTGCCTACACCAAACCTAAAGTCTAACATAAACTTTATTTCTTTTTCTTTCTCAAGCAATGTTTTCTTACGAACAATAATGTCCATTGCTTCTTGTTCTATATTGTCAGAGCCGTGGGTCTGCTTGTCTAACCACGTAGGGTTCTTACGTTGGGACTCAGCCCTAGTAATGTCAGCTACTGCACCGTACCACTTACCTAATTGCTGTGATACATCTTGTATTTCTCTGCCAGCACCTACTAGCATCTTGACCCCTTTAAAGGCTGCATTAGCTGCAGCAAAAGCTGTGATGGGGTCAATCATTTAACTATCTCTTTGCGTGATTAGTTGTAACCACATTTAATGCATCCTTGATTGCTTCTACATTTGCATCAATACGTGCAATCATTACGTCATTCTCATGTATATCATCAGCTAGTCTTGCTGTGCTGTTTTCTATATCAGCTATCTCAGCCCTGTTATACTGAATGTCTGATACCATACTGGACACTGCCCATACTACAGCAGCACCCTGTGCTAGTAATGCTCCTGCTATTGTTACTAATGTCCAGTTAATATCCATTAAGTTTTAGCCGTAATCCAAGCGTTAGCTTGGGCTGTAGCTTCTTCTTCTGTAGTGTCACTATCTTTTAAAGATACCACCCTAGCAATAAATTGCTCATTAGTAAGTACAGTTACAGTATCTGGAATGTAGTACTCACGAACATCATCATCAGGAGACCAACCTACAAACGAAAAGTCAGGTTTGCCGTAGTAACCCCCATCTTCAATCCAATGAGGTACTTGCATACCTTCTTGAGTCTTAACCATTTTATATTCTAGGATCATTCTGCAGCCTCCAACAATCTCATGTAGTCTGTATTAGTAGTCTCAGTCTTGCCAAATATTCTTTCACTTACATCATCAGCACAATCTAAATACCTGTCTGCCATTTTATCTAGGAAGTCTTCACAGTCACTGCCTTTAAGACGTTCCCCTTTAATTATACGTTGTTCTGACTGCTTTATATAACCCATTACCTCTAAGGTTGCTTGCTGTGGGTGTACGCCATACTGCATTAAGTATTCAGTCGGTCCTTCTGAGGACACCCCAGATTGAACCATGCTTCTATACAGATGCTCAAAGCCTCTACGGATGTGGTGGCGTTTTTCTTCTGCTTCAAACATAGAAGCATCCCAATCACCAATACCGTGTTTTTCTTTAATGTTTTCATATGCATCAATTAAAACAGCAATGTCTATAAAAGAACCATTAACTGCAGTCTCCATATCTTCTAATTCAATCTTTGCTTCACGTAACTTAGCAATCTCTATATTAGTAGGATTAACTATTGACTCTAAATTTTCTAATTCTTTTAGTGCTTCTGCATGTTTTACTTGTGCGCCAACTAGTTTTTTTCTGCGAGATTCTGTTTCTGCTAATACTTGGCGTAACATCCTCATAGGGCTATGACCATTCATCATAGTTAAAGTCATATTAGTTAGCATAGACTGACTGTTTGAACTGCCAAATGCCTTAGCTTGTGCAGTAAGTGCAGGTAAATTGTCTGTAACCTTTTTAACTGCTGGAAGATTTACATTAGACCCAGCCATAGGTAACATATTTTCTTGTGTTAGTAGTGTCAAGTCGTTCATTTTTGTTTCCTCTGTTTTAAACAAACAGTATTTTATATTATATATTTTACTTTGTCAATTAGCCGCTTGCAGAAATCCAACCTTTTATAGCGTCATTGGTATGGCCCTCACCAAGACTATCTAAACTTGTCCATGCAAACGAAGTAGCATTAGCAGCAGTAGCTATTGTATGTTTTTCTCTATCATTAAGATTAGCTTTACCATAATACGCATAAGTTTTATTGTGGGTGCAGAAACTGTATGTTGCATTACTGCCATTTAAATGATCGCCAAAATCAGTAGCATTACCTGTACTTGCAATGGTAATGTAATCTATTGTATTTGTTCTATTATTTCCTCCAAAAATAAGACCTCTAACAATGCTATGTGCTGTTTCAGTCCTCCAACCAGCTACAGTTAAATTCCCAAAATCAGTAGCATTACCTGTGCTTGCAATAGTTATATAATCCATTACATTTTGGCTATAGGAACTACTATTGTAGCCCCCGGTCCAAACGCCACGTGTAGTATTTGCTATAGCATGATTGCCCATATACCATCGGTTTACAGACAAATCTCCAAAATCAGTACCATTACCTGTACTTGCAATGGTAATGTACTCCATATCTAATCCGTGCTGACCATTTGATTTATTTTGAAGAAATACACCTCTTGTGGCATGATCACAGCCTACTGGGTTATCCAAAATTTCAACGGAGTCACCAAAATCACTTGCTGCACCTCTTGTTGCAATAGTTACATAGCCGTATGCATCACTTGTTTGATTACTATTCCGTGTAAAAACACCTCTTGTAGCATTAGAAACAGCAGCTATACCATTTATGTCCGTGTAAGTATAAGTATGAGTACTAGTAGCACTAGCGGGGTCTGCAAGTATTTTATCTTCTGGTTCAAATCTAGCAGTATATATATTTCCATTATTGTTAGCAAGTAAACTATAAGTACCAGAAGCTACAAAAAGACCTTTACCCAAGGTTCTGTCTTGGTTAGTAATCCAACCATCTGTAGCATCATAAATATATAAAATACCATAACTTGTATTAAACCACCAATCTCCTGCATTTGGAGAACTGGGGGCTGTTGCACTTCTAGTATATGCAGGGCCACCAGCAGCATCTGCCCATGAAATATCTGTACCGTCTGAAGTTAAAACTTGATTAGCACTACCCTGTCCTAAGACAGCAGTTGCACCACTAGAGTTACCATAAATTAAAGAGCCTCTATCAAGAGCATCTAAAACATTTAATTCTGTAGCATTAGAAGTTACACCATCAAGTATATTAAGTTCTGCAGCAGTAGAAGTTACACCATCAAGTATATTAAGTTCTGCTGCAGTGGAAGTAACAGTAGTACCATTAATAGAAAGTGCGTCTGTTTCTAGTGTACCATCAATGTCAGCATTACCAGAAATATCTAATGATCCAGCATCTAACTCACCAGATAAAGTAAAGTTACGAACGCCTGTATAGTCTTTATTAGAGTCCAGTATCATTGCCTTAGAAGCAACGGCTGTACCTACTGCTGTTGATCCAATATCAAGAGCATTTAGTTCTCCTACTACTGCAGTAATCCCGTCGAGAGCATTAATCTCCGCTGCAGTGGCTGTAACTCCATCAAGAATATTTAACTCGGCGGCTGTAGAAGTAACATTAGTTCCACCAATGTCTAGGGTAGTCATCTGTACTTCACCAGCAACAGTAACAAGCCCGTTAGCAACAGTAATTAAATCAGTGTCATCAGTGTGACCAATAGTTGTACCATTGATTAAAACATTATCAATATCTAAAGAACCACCAGATATTAAACCAGTAGTGGTAATAGCACTAGAGCCAGTATCAATAGTACCAAAACCAGATGTTATGCTACCTGAGTTTAATGCTCCTGTTGCAACAATATTACTACCACCAACACTTTTACCAGACATATAAGTAGAAAGTGTATCTACGCTAGTCATACGCATTGTACCTGCGTCATTAATAAGTACACCATCACCATCAGCTACAGCAGTAGTACCACGTGCAGTGCCACCATCAATTAAATTTATTTCTGCAGCAGTTGTAGTTACCCCGTCTAAAATATTAAGCTCTGCTGCCGTAGATGTTACCCCATCTAAAATGTTTAATTCGGCTGCTGTAGATGTAACTGTTGTACCATTAATAGATAAGGCATCAGTTTCAAGAGTACCATCTACATCTACATTACCTGATACGTCTAGTGATCCTGCATCTAACTCGCCTGAAAGAGTAAAGTTTCTAACACCAGTGTAATCTTTGTTTGAGTCTAATATCATTGCTTTAGATGCAATAGCTGTACCTACTGCTGTTGAACCTAAGTCTAATGCGTTTAACTCACCCACTACTGCAGTAATACCATCAAGAGCATTAAGTTCAGCGGCTGTTGAGGTTACGCCATCTAGGATGTTTAACTCAGCAGCAGTAGAGGTTACTGTAGTGCCATTAATAGACAAAGCATCTGTCTCTAATGTTCCATCAATATCTGCGTTACCTGAAATATCTAGTGAACCTGCGTCCAATTCTCCAGAAAGAGTAAAGTTACGTACACCAGTATAGTCTTTATTAGAATCAAGCACCATTGCTTTAGAGGCGATAGCAGTACCTACTGCCGTGCTGCCTAAGTCTAATGCATTTAACTCTCCTACAACAGCAGTGATACCATCTAATGCATTTAACTCAGCAGCAGTGCTAGTTACACCATCAAGAATATTAAGTTCTGCTGTAGTAGCAGTTACTCCATCAAGAAGATTTATCTCTGTAGCTGTTGAAGTTACTGCTACATCCTCGTTAATTTTAGGTGATGTAAGAGTTTTGTTTGTGAGTGTTGCAGTTGAGGCGGCTGATAATAGACGAGAGTTACCACCCGTACTTGGTAAAGTAAGAGTATTTGTAGCACTTTCAGAGTGGGGCGCACCTATAAGTGTTTGTGCGTGAGCATTGGAGCTTTCACAATAAAATAGTATTTTAGAAACAGTATTACCACTATTTTTAAGATCAATAATACCTGCTTCAATTCCTACTTGACCATCAATTAAAACAACACCAGTACCTTTAGGAGTTAAGTTAAGATTAATATTTGTATCCCCACCAGTAGAAGATATAGTAGGTCCACTGCCTGATGCAGCATTAGTTATATCTAATTGATTTACTGCACTACTTGTAGTTTGAAAGATAATTTGTTCATTACCGTTTTCATCACCAATAAAGTGTGCATCGTCAATTAAAATATTGTGGCTGTTTGTATCTAAATTACCACCTAGTTGTGGGCTTGTGTCTTCCACTACATTAGACAAACCAGAACTTGTAGCAAGACCAGATACTACAGTGCTTCTAGTAATTCTTTTTAATCCTCCACCAGAAGTATCTATAGCAAGAAACACATCGTCATTTGCTACGGTACTAATTTCAGATAAATCACCTAAAGTACTATTGCTTGCATCAAGAATATTTAATTCTGCTGCTGTAGCAGTAACACCATCAAGTATATTAAGTTCTTCAGGAGTAGAAGTAACAGCAGTGTTACTAGCTGCTGCTAATACTGGTACTGTACCACTTTGGTTTGGTAGGTTAATAGTTCTATCAGCAGTTGGGTCTACAATAGTAAGAGTAGTTTCGTGTGCGTCAGCAGTTGCTCCTTCAAAAAGAACAGCATTTTGTGCATTCATTGTCACTGTATCTACTACAGTAGTAGTGCCACCTACAGACAAATTACCTGTAATAGTAAAGTTACGAATACCTGTGTAATCTTTATTTGAATCTAATACTACAGCTTTAGAAGCAATGGCTGTTCCCACTGCAGTGCTTCCTAAATCTAGTGCATTAAGTTCGCCTACGACTGCAGTAATACCGTCTAATGTATTAAGCTCTGCTGCTGTTGAAGTAACATTAGTACCGCCTATATCAAGCGTAGTCATAGATATTTCACCTGCTACGGTTACTACACCATCAGCAAGGGTAATTAAGTCTGTGTCATCTGTATGACCAATAGTAGTACCATTAATAAGTACATTGTCTATATCAAGTGATCCACCTGAAATAAGCCCTGTAGTAGTAATTGTACTTGAACCATTATCTATACTACCAAAACCAGAGGTAATAGAACCTGCATTTAATGCACCTGTAGAAGTAATACTAGTTGTAGTTACTCCATCTACATAGGCTTTAATAGACTGTTGACTTGCAATACCTGTTGCTGAGTTACTTGCAAAGTTATCTTCATCAAGAAATGCTTTACCATCAAGTATGTTTAATTCTGCTGCAGTAGATGTAACTCCATCTAAAATGTTTAGTTCTGCAGTTGTAGCTGTAACACCATCAATAAGATTAAGTTCTGCAGCAGTTGCAGTCACCCCATCTAAAATATTAAGTTCAGCGGCGGTGGCTGTTACACCGTCCATAATATTAAGTTCAGCCGCTGTAGCAGTAACTGTCGTACCGTTAATAGCAAGGGTATCTATTTCTGCTGTACCATCAATAAATAAGTTACGCCACTGTTGACTTGAAGAACCAAGATCATATGTATCATCGTCATCAGGAATAATACTTGAGTCTACATCAGCACCAAACACAACGTTATCTGCTGCTGCATCACCAAGGGTAATAGTACCACCATTAAAAGTAGTAGTGCCTGTTACAGTAAGGTTACCACCAACGGCTAGATTACCTGATATATCAGCAGCACCATTTATGTCAATAGTAGTAGCAGCAATTTGTATCTCTGTATCAGCTACAAGGTCAAGCTGCCCGTCAGCACTAGAATTAATATAGATAGCAGTATCACGAAACTGTAGTTTTTCCGTAGACGCAATAAGTATATCATCAGAAAACTCAAAGTAATCTTCATCCTCCATCCATTTTAGCACACCGTCATTAGAGCCACCATCAAACGTAAGAGTAACGTCAATAGTGTTATCTCCTAACGTAATACCGGGAGTAATCAAACCACCAATAGGCCCACCTTCTCCTGCTGTACCATCGTGAGAGTGTCCAGAGGAAGCAGCAAAGGCAGCAACAAGTTGATCAAACTCTGTGTTAAACAGGTCTGCTGTAATTGTATCACCGTCAGTGAATGTTGATTGTCTTGTGTATGTAGAACCCATCTAACGTCTTGCTCCTAATTGATATTCTAGCTGAAACCCCTTGAGGGAATAAGGTGCAGTCACCCCGCCATCATTAACTCTTAATACGACTGAAAAACCTGAACCCTCTACAGACTGTCTTACAAGAGGCTGTGAAGGACCGCCAAAGATAAATTGTACTAAAGACTCTTCTGTACTAAAACTAGATACCCCAAACAAAGCTGCAACATCTGCAGTATCTAAGGGGTAAGCAGCAGGTCTTGAAGAGTCAACGCTTTCGTTATCATACCTTACTAAAAGATCAGCGTCAATAGCTGATTCAGGTTTGTAGTTAAGTATAACCCTTTGCATGTGCTTGCGTACACCAGTATCTCCAAAGCTCATGTCAGAACTTCTGTACTTTCCAAGTATAGCAATGCCGTCAAAAGTATTGCCTATTTCTTGACGGTGTACGTAACCTTCAAAGTCTCCATGAAGAACAAACGTATTACCTGTTTCAACAAAGGTATCTGTAGATGCAGGTTTAACCCCACGAATTTCAGAAAACTCAAAGCCATTTTCTTTTAGTACACAAATAATACCTCTTGTCTGTGCGCTAGACTGACCTGTTTTACTAAAGAATATTCTGTACTGTGTCTTATCTGCTATTACTACACTTTCAAACAAAGAACTGTTCTTAATGTTTTCATCAAAAATAGACTGTACATTTCTACTAATTGTACCAAGTTCAGTATCACCAATACGTGCAGTAGCAGCAACAGTACGTAGCCCATCAGGACCAAGAAAAACTAAATCACCACCAAATTCTTGAATAGTGTCACCGTTAATGCAGCCAATACTTCTTGTAACAGCTTGAATAGCAAAATCAGATGAGGTATTTCCTGTCAGTTTAAATATTCTGTTCTCACAAAAGATAAAAAGAGAATCACGAAAAACTTTTATACCTGTAATAGTGTCATCTACTCTTATACTTCCTGCAGGATCAGAAGCACTAGCATCAAAATTATCTTCATCAAAACCTACACTAAAAACTAACTCTTCGGGTGTAGTACTTTTACCTGCATAAAACATTCTGTTTGCAAAAGATGCAATAAACTTAGAACCAACAACAGAAGTTGTAGTAACATCTACTACGTTCATAGACGAGTCAATAACTACAGGGGCATTAACCTCATCAACAAGAATAATTTTATCTGTGCCATTAAAGTTAAACCTTTCAAAACGATACTTACCTGCATTAGTTCTGCCTGTATCTCTTTCTGTCCAATTTTCTGAAACTTGAATACCAGAGAGGTGTTTAGCAGCATTAGTGCTGTCTACTTGCCGTGTTACACCTGTAAAAGTGGGAGGGTCAGATGACGCATTAATACCTGTATAAGTAAAACGTTCAACAGTAGTTTCTGTAATAGCCATTTCAAGAGTGCCACTACTAGAAAAACCAGCAACACTATCTACGCCTATTGTTCCTGAACCTGTCATACTAGTATTAGCTTCAATAACAGTACGTAGTTCAGCAGAAGCACTTGTCCATATCTTCTCACCTCTAGCAGCAATATACTTATCTGCAAATTTAGCAATCATAAGTACTTTTTCACCAGAGCTATTAGTCTGTGGTATAAGTTGGTTAATTAATTTTCTGTGGCCATTGATACGTCTATAGCCACCCTCAACGTCAGGCTCAAAGTTTTCTAAAACTAAAGCCTCTCCCGGCTGCATAAGAAAAGTAGAACGGTTTTTAACTAAACCGCCCTCACAATTAAATGCTGCAGGTTGTGATCCAGAACTATCAGGCACTAGCTTATGACCCCAGACATAAAGTTACCTGAACCACGTGGCCTTGATACAACAGTAGAGCGAAGATATTCATATTTATTAATAAGAAGACTTTGCATATTTTTAATGCCTTGCTCAAACCTAGCAAAATTTAATTGATACTGTTGCATTTCACCACGATACTGATAAACAAATGCAGTAGCACCATCTATAACTACAGGAGCAAATCTATCAGGAATGCTAGTAGTATCTCCATGTGCAGAAAGATCAGAAGGAAATGTGTAGTAGTCAAATGTCAAGGTATATTCTTTATCAGGAAAAGGATAAAGTAAATAATTATTATCAGGTGTACGTACAATATTTCTAGGCACACCACCGCTTTCAAACTGTGCTACAAATACGCCATCTGCATGTATAGCAGCAGTAGTACTATTAGCACCACGTGTACATCCTGTAAGATCATTACCTGATATAGCAGTATAAGTTACTTGTTCACCACCAAGATAAATAGTACCAGACGCATCAAAACCTGTAGTAGATGTAAGAGTTAATGTAGCTACAGATGCAGAGTGTGAACCATTTAAAGTAGTAGAAGTTATTTCATCTTCTTGATTAGCATATTCATTTTGTATATATTCATTATAGTTTAATGTAGTAAGATTAGTACCTGATGCGTTAAGTGTAGTATTACGTTTAATTCTAGCAGTATTATAATCTACAGATTTAGTGCTTGTAGGTAAAGTATATTTAACTTTTCCCGGCACTATAGTTTCTGTATTTGTTGCATGATTAAAAGAATACCCAAACTCTCTTTGATTAATGTAACGGATAGCTTCATTAACAGCAGCCTTACACTGTGTCTGTACACCTCTTGATCCAGTAAAGTTACTAGAGGTAAGCTCTACTTCATTCATACGAGTAATGGTACTATTAGTTAATGAAAGAAAAGTAAGAGCCATTATGTTTCCTTAATAATCCTTGTCTGCCCCAAGAATTGTTTGTTGCATAAACTTGATACACCAATGGGGCCAGCAGATAGCCAGCCCCAAAGTATATAGGTTTATTAAATGAGGTCACGTTGAGCAACAGCAGCCTCAGTTTTTGCAGCCGAAACATCTGCAACTACTGCATATACCCGAAGGCGTCCAGTAGCAGGTGCAGCACCAGCAACAAGAACGTCAATGGTATCAGCAGCACCAACACATGCCAAAGCAGCAGCAGCAAACGTAGAAGCTGCGCCTGTATTGACAACGTTAGCTTCACCGTTAGTACCTTTTGCAAGGTATGTACCGGCAGCAGCAGTCAAGTCAGCACCGTCAATAATGTCATCGCCACCAGCGAAGTCAATATCTGCAGTACAAGAAGCTGTAAAAGGCTTCATGATTTCTGCACCAGCAGCAACAATAACTGATTCAGCAGGAATTTCTAACAGTTGAAAGATATCCCCATCTGCACCAGAGTAACCAGCAGTAACCATTGCATCAATATCTAAGATTGCTTCAATGGTCCGTACAGTGTTACCAACAGTAGTTGGAACAGCAAGAACATTTGCCCCAACGCCAGCAGTATCACTGGAAGTCATGTCATAAGTAGCCATATTATATTACTCCCTTAAGCTGCGTTATAACGGGCTGTAACGATTGCTTCAGGACGAAGAATCTTACGACCGTATAGATGCATACCACGAACAATGTCAGCAAAGCTGTCAGGGTCACGATATGATTCTGTCTTGTTGATCTGCTCGGCTGTTGCTACAGCAGAATCATGACCAGCTACGATAACACCGAAGTTAGTCAGTTGGTTAGCAGTACCTGAAGTACCCGGTCCAGTACCTACAGAAGGTAAGTTAGACGATGAGTACACACGGAAGCCGTGGAAGTTGCTAATAGTCAAACCATTACGCAGTCCACCTGATTCACCGAAGTCTGCATTCATGAAGCGTGAATCTTCATCAGCAAGAATTTCCATGAATACTGGATCAACTACAATCCAACGGCCTTGTTTGTCAACTTGCTGTTGATCAAGCAAACGAGCCATACGAGCAACAACCATTGCTGGTGAAGCCGTAGCAGTTGGAAGTGCAGTAGCACCGGGCAAACGTGCAGCCAGAGGAATAGAGTGTGTTCCTGCAGAGCTTGTAGTAATGTTGCCAAAGTCATCCTTATGCAGTTGCATAGAGGAAAGCAGTTCGTTAGAACCAGCAGTTGATACTGCCTTAGTACCATTAACAGTGGTATTTAATGCGCCTGCAGCACTGTGATTAGCAGACTGAGCATAACCAGCCATGTAGCCAAGAACTTCTTGGTCATGATTGTCAGCAAGACGGTATGCAGCACGATTAGTTGCAAGGTCCATAAAGTTGACGTGGCTGTGAGCCTCTTCAATGTCATCCATTTTGAAAGCAAAATAATTAGCTTTGTCAATAGTAAGAGAGAAGTCTTCGTCTTCAAGGTCTTGTGCTGTAACACTTGTACCACGTGCATACTGCGAAACAGAAATTTCTGGTTCTTTAATAATTTTAACAGTATCACCTTGGGCAGAAATTTCACCCATGTAGTCAGAGTTTGTGATATCACCACAAACAGTACTCTTGCGGAAAGCAAGCTGTACTTTTTTCGAATAGATTACGGGGCTAAAATTACCATTAGGTAGATTCCCATAACCTGTTGCGGTTGTAAAAGCCATAATAAGTCCTCCTATAAAGTTTAGGCTTTGTTGAGCTAAACATTATCTGAAGAGGCTGATTGTTTTCTAGGGTGCATTTACGGTCTAAAGTAAAATGATCAATTTTACGGTTTAGAGTAAACGGGCCTATACTTAATACAGGTAGTCTTAGTTAGTTTGTTTGAGCTTTAATGAGGGGATTAGTACAGAAGGTAGACCTAATGGTGGCTTCTGAATACTAATCCCTAGTTATACTAACAAATTTTTATTTGTCAAGTATATATTATCGTGCATTACCAGATAAATCGTAAATAAATTTACCTGTTTGTATTGCTTTAGTTATTGCTTCTTCTTGTTTCTCATATTCTTGTGCAGACATACGAGCAATATCAGACTCTTTAAATGAGCCAGATGTATCCTCTGCATCAACAGATGCTTTGGAAGCTTTCTTAACAGTACCAGCAGCAGCCTTACGCTTTGCTGCATAGTCACTCTTTGTCATACCATTGTCTACTTTGTATAGATCAATGACACGAATTACTGAAGCTGCATCATCTGAGTTTTCATAGAGAGCATCTTGTACCCACTTAGGTTGATCATCAACCCAATCATGAAACTCATCTGCTTCACGTAGTTTATCAAAGTCAGGGTGAGCCTTACGTATATCTTGCTCTGCAGATGATCGTGACATTTCAGCTTCTTTAGCATCTAGTCTTTGCAGACGATCTTCTGCTTTGTTAAACATTTCTTGAGCTTTCTTAGCAGCAATAGTTTCTACAATGCTTGCTACATCAGGGTACTCTGCAGCCCATGTCTCAATGTCTTCATCTGACTTAGGAGGCCGAATGTTTTCCTGACCTAGACGAGCTTCTAGTGCAGCAAACTTTTCTTCCCAGTCTTTTTCTTTTTGTTGCATGTGACGCCGTACATCACCGTAACGTTTTTTAAAAGATTTTTCTTCACGACTAAGGTTCTTGTCCTCAACCTCTGGTTCTTCTTCAGTAGCCTCTACTGCTACTTTTTCTTCCTCTTGGGTTTTACCCTCAAGTTCTTGGATTTCCTTTTCGTCTTCTTCAATCCGTTTACGATTACGGTTATTGTGATTAGGGTTTACGAACCCTGCAGTCTTTGGTGTTTCCATAGTTTGTAGTTCAGGCATATTGTTTCCTTATGTTGGGGCCAGCAGTAGCTGGGTAGCCTTATCGTTGTGGTCTTGCACCTAAGCCTTGTGGCATAGGCATTTTGTTTTTTACATTATCAGCCTGTGCAAATTGATCTACTTGAACACCCCCTATTCCAGCAACATCAGGACCAACTATTCTGGCAACTAAAGTTCCTTCCGGTGTTTGTCTAAATTGCATAAGCATTGATTTTTCTTCTTCAGAAAGATTTATTACACGGTTTTTTACATCTTCAAGATATTGACTGTGAGCATCTTTTTCCATAGTCTACGCTTTCTTTAACCAATTTGTTTCTAACTCTAGCACCATACTCTTATAAGTTTCATGGGCTTTATCCAGCATGTTATTATCAATATGCTCAATAGCAGAGTCAATTTGTTTACCTACCCAATCCCATGTAGGATTATCTTTTGGTATAGCTGCAACAATCTTAGGTGCAACTTGGTAGTACTTCTTCACTTCTTCTGGATAGTCTACTAAATAAGTATCTCTGAAGTTACGCAGCTTTGTTAAAGTAGGTCCATCATCAGCTTCACCTCTATGCTCTACTATAGCAGTGGTTAAGAAACATCCCCCTGATCCTGCTTGTGCGCCAGAAGAACCATCTTTACCACTAGCAGCTTCCCACTCAGCAAGTTTTTGTCTATTAGCTGCACTATCATGACTTCTTAACTGTCTTACTTCTTCCCAGTTTAAATCTGTTGGATCAAGACCTGAAAGATCATTACCTTCACTATCTCTTGCTGGACGACCTTGGCTAGGAACACCTAGCATTTTTTCTAGTCTGCCTGATTGTATTGGAGTTTTTTGTGCTGTAAGAACTGCTTGTTGTGCTGCTGTTATTTTTTCTTGTTTTCTTTTATCTTCTTGTTTGCTAGACTGAACTACAAGTTCTGCGGTTTGGGTCATTTTTTTCTGTAAAGCTCTTTGGGCTTCTGCCACTTCTGTTTCTGTTGAGTTAGTGTTATCAACAATAGACATAAAGTTTTTAAGGTCTTCTTTTTTAACACCTAAAACTTCTGAAGCATAGTTGTATCCAGTACCAACAATATTTTTAAGTAACCCTGATTTATTAGAATAACCTTTTCCAGCTTGCTCTACATACTGACCTATTGCTTTATTAATTTTACCGCCAACTTCATTATGACCTTTTGCATACGCAATTATTTCAGAAGCTCTTAAACCTGCTAAGTCTTTTGTTGCGTCTACATTTTGATATATTCTTGTTGCAGCACCTGCAAGTAATGAAACAGGGTTTACTCCCCCTACTAAAAGAGCTGCACCTGCTAATTGGTTTTGAGATTTTTTATCTAAACCAAAAGGTTTAAACGGGGTGTTTAATCCACTTTTAGTACTATCTCCGGGAGTACCAAGGGCAAACTCTTGTACTGCAGTAGCATCATTCCAATCTACACTTTTTCCAAAGTCTTTTCCAAATTTAATTCCGCCTGTATTAACTGTTTGATTTACAACATCTGGACCCTCACTTTTAGGTACACACCTACCTTGGTTTCTGTCGTATCTAAATCCTGTAGGGCATACAGGATCTGCAACTCTAGCGGCTGCTACTACAGGTGCTGCTTGAGGGTCTGGGCCATACGGACCTGTTGTTGGTTTATAACCACCTACATCAGGATCATAAAATTGATTAGCTGCAGTTGTATCTGTAGCTTTTTTTTGTGGTCCAAAAATACTTCCGCCTAAGTAATCAAAATTACCACCGCCACTATAGTAACCTACAACACCACCTTCATTAGCCATCATAGGCTGTTCTTGTTGCATTGCCTGTTCAATAATACTATTTAAGTCATCATCACTAAGCTCTGCTTGTTGTGGCTCCATAGGCTCACCGCCTATTCTACCATCAGCATCCATCTGTTGCAAGCCCATTTTTGCTTGAGTACGTAAATCCTCAAAGAATTTTACACCGTAGTAACGAACAACATCAGCAGGTACAACATACTCACCTTCGGATAAACGTGCAGGGATATCATCACGTACTTCTTCAGGTAAAGAGCCGGGGGGTACATCATTACCTGACACTGGGTCTACTGTCTCTGCAACACCACCTATTGCAAAGCTCATTTCCATTTGGTCTTTCATTGCTACCCCTCCTTGGGCAAACTGTCTTACTGATCCATCAGGAGACACGTCATATTTTTTAAAGAATGCTTCTAGGTCTATTACAGTACCTTGATTACTTGGAATATCATTATATCCCGGAGGATACATACTATTATCATAAGGCATTTTTACATCACGAGTTACTATTACTTCAGGATAATTTTGTTTAAGTTCTTGAATACTGGCTGGGATTCCTTCATCGTAAAGTTGTGTAAACTTTTCTGGGGAAGCACGGTGATCCCTAAATCTTATTGCAGCAATACGATCTGTTGGAGGAATAACAATTTTGTCTACACCAGATGTTGCAGCTTTAACTATTAAAATTTTAAGCATCTCATCTGTTACACTTTTAACTTTATTAATAGGAGGTGTTACTGCATCTAAACCTTGGAAGTCGTTTGTATTTCTTTTTAAGTCTGTATAAGCAGCCCTAAGCAAACCTTTAGCTTGTTCAGATGTAACTTCCGTTCCATCAAGTTTATCTACAAATTTTTCAAAATGTTTATCCATTTCGTTTTCTTGATCTACAATTTTAGTTCTATAATCAAGAATACCCTGAGTAGTTTTTGTTATGTAGTCTTCTAGTTTTTTAATTTGTTTGTCGTCAGTCTTTTTTGTTGCACTTAATTTACCCAAAACATTAACGGTGTCGTTGGGAAAAGATATTTGTTGATATATTAAATCACTGTAAGCATTTACAAGTTTAAAATAACTATTAATATCATCAGGATATCCACTCTCGTCATTTAAACTGAGGCCTAATTTTTTACGAACAAGATTTTCTGCAACCTCAGAGATAGTGCCGGGGTCGCCAATATCTCCACTAGTTCTACCTCCAATATCATCAGCACTTATAAAATCTCCCCTACCCATTCTTTCTGCATTAGTTTCACCTATTGCTGCCTTCATAGTTTTTTCTATACCCTGACTTTGCGCAGACCTACCTAATGACTCTAACCATTCTTGTGTCGCAGCATTTAATTCGCCTATAGTAGTAGTGTTAAATATTTCTGCTGTATCAGGGTTCATACTTTGCACTCTGGATAAAACCTGTGGATTAGAGTCTAAAAAGGTTGATTGATCTGCAATAAAAGAAGAGTTAGACAAAGATAGGGGATCAACCTTAAAAATAGTTTCTACGTCTATTGATGGAGGAACAAACATCTCTCCTCTAAAAACTTCTGTTTCTGGTAGGTTAATACTAACACCTTTTTCAGCAAGCATCCTTACAGTGTTTTCTATTCTTAATGGGTCTAAATACGCAGGTTTAAAAACTTCATCTGTCTCTACACCTTTTAATCTATCAACAGAAAAAGAACTAGCATTTACTTA